AAATTGTTTGAACATTACTACCACTTGCAAATGGTGAAGTATGAACTGTGTCTATAAGTTCTAATTTTCCAAATGACGCAGTTCCAGTTGTTGAACCACTTATGTTTCCATCAACTCTTAATTCAGCACCACCTATGTGGAAAGCAACTTCTGGAGTGCCTTTTCCGTGTGTTCCTATTCTATTTGCAGAAGCGTCTGTTTTAAATAAAGGATTATTAGAATCACCTTTTATGGTTAAATCTACATTATTACTGCCATCATTGAATGTAATATCGTGTGGAGCACTACCAGCATCGTTTAAATCTATGTATGATATACCACCAATATTAAATCTGAGTCTATCATCTGTAAAATTAAGATAAGTGTTACCATCGTTTATATGTTTGATGTATTGTCCAACTTTAATTTCACCAAAAGATGCTGTTGAATTAATTGAACCACTAACTCCACCAACACTATCAATTGTTAAAGTTGAACTTGTTGTTTCTAATGAACCTGTAAATCTGTGTAAGTCGTCTAATGTATCACCGAATTTGTTTGAACCTGATGAATACATAATTGATGACGATACGAATTCTGTTTTAAATTCTCTTGCGATAACTGAACCAGATGTGGTGATATTACCACTTACAAAAAGTGTATTGTGAATACCAACAGTTTGTAAAGATGCAGTATCTGAATTTTGTAAAAATGAACCTGTATTTGTTGAAACCACATAAGATGCACTTTCTGCTTGAATTATTTGAACATCACTTCCACTTGCGAAACTACCAGTATTTGTAGAAACAACATAAGATGCACTTTCTGCTTGAATTATTTGAACATCACTTCCACTTGCGAAAGGTAATCCACCATAATCTGCTAATTTTAAGTTTCCAAATGATGCGGTTGAAGTGATTGAACCACTTATGTTTCCACTTGCAGTTATATGTGAATCTGTCAATAAGTTACCACCAACATGCAATGATGCTGATGGTTTTTGTATTCCGTGTATTCCTACATCACCAGAACCAGATATTTGCAATCCAGGACTATTTTGTTGGGTGTAAAATCGAAAGTTCATTGGTTCTTCGTTTTTATTAAACCAAAGTTTATCAATATCGGAATCTTTCTGCCATGCTTGTATAAAGTTTATGCCACCAGCTTTAATATCAACTTTATCACCAGTTGGAAATCCTATATAAGTGTCGGTATTACCATTATGATAAATGTAATCGTTAATATGAATATTACCAAATGAACCAGTTGAAAGTAATGAACCACTTACGCCACCACCAAGAGTTAAATCGTCACTTCCAGATAATAATCCTAAATAAGAACCACTAATTGCAGCTGGGTCTGCTACATTTGTTAGGTCACCACCATCACCTAATAATTTTCCAAAAGAACCAGTTGAAGTGATTGAACCACTAACTCCTAATCCGAGAGTTAAATCGTGACTTGCGGATAACATACCAAGATAAGAACCACTAATTGCAGCTGGGTCTGCAACATTTTCTAAATCACTTCCGTCTCCTAAAATTTTACCAAATGATGCTGTTGAAGTGATTGAACCACTAACACCACCACCAAGAGTTAAATCATCACTTCCTGATAATAATCCTAAATAAGAACCACTAATTTCAGTTCCTTTTGCGTAGTCATCTAAAATTCCTTGAACATCAGAACCTGATGCAAATGAACCAGTTTCAGTATCAAATGTTGCGAAATTACTACCTGTTGCGATTAAATATCCAATAGAAGCTGTATTAAGGGATATAACTCTATCAAATGATGATGTTGAACCCAATGAACCTGACATATCACCATCAAAGGTAATATTGTCCATTACTTCTACTGAACCTGATATGTGTTGTGAACCCGATAACTTTAATGAACCAGTTATCGTTGCGTCTGTCGTTAGAACGCTTTGAATGGAATCATCACTCGAACTTGAGCGATGTAGATAGATTTTACCGTCCGTAGTATTTACTGCTAACTCACCTAATTGTAAAGATGATGTTTGCGGTGTTTTACCCGCGACGGCACTTCGTTTTAATTTTATTACTTGAGCCATATGGTTTTACTTATTTTATATATAAAAATTGACTATATTTATAGTCAGTAATAAATATAAGAAAGTTAAAAAGTTTGACTTTTTATTTTAGAAACTTCCACCGTCAATTTCATCAGTTATAACCCAATTTGTTCCGTTATATTGAACAATTTGTCCACTTGCAGAAGCTACTGGAACTAAATCCACAGTTTTGTTGGAATAATTCACATACATTAAACTATGACTGACTGGGGAAGTGTAATTTAGAGTTAAATCGTTTCCTACTTGTAATGGTGAACCTGATACTTGTAGTCCTGCTTGTGCATCAATTCTACCTGTGGAATCTAATACTCCATTTACAATAAGGTTTTGGTCATTTAAATCTAATAGGTTTGTATCGGAATCTATACCAATATTGGCTCCGTCATCTATAACAATACTTCCATTTATCGTTAAAGTATTGGTAGAAAGAGTTAATAAGTCTAAGTCACTGGACACTCCGACTCTACTACCAGATAACACCATATCACCGATATTTACCGAACCACTAAACGCGTGTGTATCATCTTCAGAATCACCAAATATTTGAGAACCTGAAGCGAATATAATAGATGATGATACAAATTCTGTTTTAAATTCTCTTGCGATAACTGAACCAGAAGTTGTAATATCTCCACCAACCGTTAATGTTGAACCCATAACAACAGCTCCCATAGAGGCTGTTTCGTCTGAAATCATATATGATGAACTTCTTGCTAATATAGGGGCTAAATCAGAACCACTTGCGAAACTTCCAGTTTGACTTGAGTCAACTACTCTTGTTCCTAATATTTCAACCCAACCAAATGAACCAGTAGAAGATAAACCACCACTTACTGAATTAAGAACATCAAGAGAACCAACAATAGTTGCATCACCAGCTACTTGAAGTCTGTCTCCTTGCGTGCTGGTTCCAATTCCTAAATTACCAAGTATAAATGTATTATCTGCTACATCAACTCTACCGAAAGAACCTGTTGAAGTAATGGAACTTGTTATATCACTTACTAATGTTAGTTTTCCTAATGATGATGTTGAATTATTATTTAAGTATGAAGAACTTTCTGCAAGTATAACTTGAACATCACTTCCACTTGCGAAAGGTAATCCACCATAATTAACTAATTTTAAGTTTCCAAATGAACCAGTTGAGAGTAATGAACCACTAACACCAAGTCCAAGAGTTAAATCGTTACTTCCTGATAATAAACCTAAATATGAACCACTTATTTCTGTTCCTTTTGCGTAGTCATCTAAAATTGTTTGAACACTACTACCACTTGCGAAACTACCAGTATTCGTAGAAACTACATACGATGCACTTTCTGCGAGTATTACTTGAACATCACTTCCACTTGCGAACGGGGAAATATGAACTGAATCAACAAGTTCTAATTTTCCAAAAGAACCAGTTGAAGTGATTGAACCACTTACTCCACCGACATTATCAATAGTTAATGATGAACCAGTTATTTGTAATGAACCTGTAATCCTATGAATATCGTCTAATGTATCACCGAATTTAGTAGAACCACTTTCATAGATAACTGATGATGAAACGACTTCGGTATGGAATTCTTGTGCTGTTACTGAACCTGATGTTGTAATATTACCACTTACAAAAAGTGTATTATGAATACCAACAGTTTGTAATGATGCAGTATCTGTGTTTTGTAAAAATGAACCAGTATTTGTTGAAACTACATACGATGCACTTTCTGCGAGTATTACTTGAACATCACTTCCACTTGCAAATGAACCAGTTTCTGATTCTAACACATAACTGGAACTTTGTGCAAGTATTTGATGTAAATCACTACCACTCGCGAAACTTCCAGTTTCACTTTCTACGACATAACTTGAACTTTCTGCAAGAATAGGTTGTAAATCACTACCACTTGCAAAAGAACTCGACTCGGATTGTCTTACATAAGTATCTAAAATTCCTTGAACATCAGAACCACTACCAAACGAACCTGTTTGGGATTCTTTAACATAAGCTGTTGATTCTGACGCATATGAACCAGTTGCATCTATTACATTTTGAACGGTAGAACCACTCGCAAATATTGTATGAGATGCTACAAAAGTATCAGCTATTATATTAGCGAAAGAACCAGTGGAAGTGATTGAACCACTAATATTTTTATCAAACTCAATTGAACCAGTTACATTTAATGAACCAGTTATTCCAAACGAACCTGATAAAAACTCCTTTAACTGCTTTCTCTTTAAATCGGCCATTATGAATTAAACTTTCCGTGAGCGATGATTTCATCATCACTTTCAAGATTGTATCCTATATTAGTTACATCAACTTTTAATAAAAATGTTGAACCCTTTTGTTCTACTTCTATTGCGTTATGTTCCATATATCCACCATTCATAAAGAATATAAAATCATTTTCACTTGTTGCAATCATACCGGTTGGGGCGGACGCGGTAACTGCTTCAAAACTTGCTGTATTAGAACCACTTATTCCAGCGGCTACTTTTACATAATTCTTTCTTAAATAATCTGTCCCTGATGAACTTACACTACCCGTTAATTGTGCGTTTAAATACGCTTTTGAAACTGCTGAACCTTGTTCACTTGGATTAGCTGTTAATCCTAATACTTCTCCATCTCCACCAAATGTTAAATCGGCTTGATTAGCCATTGTTGAAGTTTTTAGTCCAGTAATTGTTTTATTAGTTAATGTATCTTCTGTGGAAATACCAACAAGATTAATTAGAGAACCACTTGCATTATCTATTGCCCATCTGGTTTCGCTGTGGTCAAATATTAATTGTGCGTTTGTTGAACCTGCTCTACCAACTCTTAACCCAGAATCTGTTGATGACCCGGCTGTATCACTTGTGAAATTTAAATCTATAATTGGGTCTTCTACTGCAAATGTAGAAACATTATTATAAGAGGCTGAACCTTCAACGGTTAAGTCACCAAATATTTTTACACTACCACTTGGAACACCCGATGTTAAAATTTGTATTACTTTGTTATCGTTAGCATCCATAATCACTGGGTCGGTTGGGTGATTTAACTTTAATTTACCAGTTGTTAATGTGCTCGTGTTACCAATATCCAAACTACCTGTTCCTAAATTAGTAACATCTATCGAGTCAAATTGTAATGTATATAATCCTGTTACTGAACTTGTAGCTTCTGAACTTTGTAATATTAAACCACCAGATTGTGGGGCTTGTGCTTGTGTTGTTAAATCAATTAATGTCATACTGATGCCTCTCTCTGAAAACTAATTTGTATGGAAGATTCACTTCCGTCTCCTGTTGTTGTTGGTGGTAAAAAATCACTTGGGTCTAATACCGAACCACTTTTTAACTCTGTTCCATAATTGTCATAAGTCAACCTATGGATTCTAATCTTTTTTTGTGTTGAATCTATAAAAAAGTCTGCTGACGCTGACGCTGTTTGGTCAGTATTAGAGAATTGTTCAACACCATTAATAAATATTCTTAAACTACCATTTCTGATACAATAATTGTCAGCTATTGTTGGCTGAAACTCATTATATGCAGAAGTTTGTGTGCTTCGTTCTGAATATGTAAAATGTTCTCTTTGATAAAAGTATCTTTCGTTTCCACCAGATAAATGAACTACATCTGTATCTACTACTGGAAATCCATTTTTATTGTCCATAGAATAATCTAATCTAATACTTCCAGTATCGTTGAACATAACTCTATCCCCAGAGAAAGATGACTCACTTACTGGATACATAAAGGCTCTTGTTCTACCTTTTAGTCCTGTTCTTTTATCTATTTCTCTTTGTTGTCCCACTATGTTATCTCACTTTGATATAAAATTGTTACATAATCACTATTTGTTATAGTAAATCCAGTATTATCTGATTGTCTTTTTCTTATTACCACATCTTTATATGAACTTGAAAGATAATAATCATATCCACTTGTATATCCTACTTGGTCATTTGCTGATGTTAATTCTAATCCATTTAATTTTACTTGAACTGATGAACTCATTATTCTTCTTTCACTTTCTAATGTTGGTTGATAAATTTGTCCAGCACTTGCAGATAAAGATGATGATTGACTACCAGAAACTCTAAATGATTTTAAATTATACATAGAATTTGCATTTGAAACTGATATTAATGCTTTGTCATCTCTTGATGATGTTGGTTCTCCACTTCCTCTCATTATATAATAAGTTCTACCACCATATGTATTTGTAAATTCTAAATCTTGTGCTTGTGTTCCTGTTCCTGTTGAAGAACCTCTAATAAAATCTGTTGCACTTCCTAATCCACCTGGTAGTGATGATTTTCCAATTGAAAAAATACTAACCTTTTCACTTCTACTATCTGGTGAAAACAATGATGATATTACTAATCCTGATTCATCTTCTACTACTACTTGTTTTGGTGTAAAATATCTTTGTGTATTTAAAAATTCATTAAAAGACTCTGGAATTAAATATCCTTTAAAGCTCATATTAAAATTAGTTTTTATAATTCTTTCATTATCGGCCATCTCAGTTGCATCTTCAAAGGAATCTATTGATGAATGAAATTTAAATTTATTTGGTTCTCCCCAATACGCTCCGTCTGAGAAATTTATTTGTTCAATAATTCCATTCATATCTTCAATGTAAGGTGTCCAAACAATACACTCATAATTTAAATTCATATAATCAGGAACAGCTGTCGTATAATATTCTTTTTGTGGTAACATACCTTGAAGAACCGAAAATCTGTCGTATCTGTGTTGTTGAGAATATTTTTTCTCAAATGTATAAAATTGTTTAGGGTCATTTGCATCTAATTTGTCCATTGGTAAAGTTGTATTAGATTCAATAGATGTTCTTTTAAAAACAATTAATGGTGTAATCAATTGTTGTTTAACATCACGAACATATCCGTCTTTTTGAATTGACTTCCATCGTTCTGCGTTCGCATAAAAGACAGGAACTTTTACTTCTTGTTTATTTATAACTACTTTTGGTTTAATTACCTCGTTGAAATAATACATAATTGCCGCATCAACATCCATCAAACCAACTGATATATTTTTTACCGTATCTTTTCGTTGATTCGTTTCTGAACCTCTACCTCGTTGTAGTCCTCTATTAAGTTCTCTACCTTTTAGTATTCGTTCTTTTCGTGGTATTGGTTTTGTTCTTGTGGCCACTATTCAACTCCTATCTCTAATCCAATTCTATCTGAATATTCTTTTTGAGTATTAACAATATTATCAAATGAATATGGAACTAAATATCCTTTCATACTTAAATCAAATGTATTTTTAATAATTCTTTCACCTTCAAATTCTGAAGCGTCTGTAAATGTTGTAATACCAGCTTTAAACTTAAATTTATTTGGTTCTCCCCAATATGAATTTTTTGACCAACTAATTTTTTCTATAATTTCATTCATCTGGTCTATATAAGGTGTAAATACAATACAATTATAATTTACTGTCACAAAACTTGGCATTACAACATTATGTGCTTCTTCTAATGGTTCATCATTTTCAAATAATGTGGAAGTTTGTGTAAATCTATTTTCTTTTGTATATTTCTTTTTAAATGTATAATTAGATGATGCTGGACTTATTGAACGAGCTAAAAAAGTATTACTTGTATCTTTTGTGACTGATGTTCTCTTGAATATAATTAAAGGTGTAATCATTTGTCCTTTAACATCTCGTAAATATCCATTTTTTTGAATAATTTTCCATCTTTCAGGATTTGCATAATAAACAGGAACTTTTACTCTTTCATTATTTTCTGTTACTTCTGGTTTTATTACCTCGTTAAAGTAATACATTATAGCTGCATCAATATCCATCAAACCAACTGATATTAGTTTATCTTTATCATCTCTACGAGTGGTGTCATACCCTCTATTAAAGTTCTCTCTCGTTGATAATATTTCTTCTTTTCTTGGTAAAGTTTTACTTCGTTCCATTAAATACTTCTCACTTCTTCAATGTTAAGATTACTTCGTCTTAACAAGTTAGCACTACATACGACTGAATGAATGTGTTGTCCGTCAAGTTGCTTATATTGTCCACCTACTAATTGATTTTCATTAATATTTGTTATTTCCCAATAAGCTGTAAACCACTCGATAACATCTCCTATTTCCAATACTAAACTTAAATCTCGTAGAGATTGTCTCACAAAAGAGAATGTTCCTGTTTGTCTCAAATCAGGACCAAATTCATCTGTATTATATGTCATATCATCTGATGCAACCAAACAAGCTAATTCAATACCAGGTTTAAAAACCTTTCCGCTTGATGATTCACCATACATATTTGTCTCTGTGTTAGTTGCTGATACTTTGTAAACTATCACAGTTTGGTCAATTATTCCACTATTGGCATTATTTAAATCACCGATAAGTTCTTTATTAACTCTATCAAATGTGTCTAAATCTTTTTTTCCGAAAAATCGTGGATTGGCCATCTCTTACTCCTAACCTATATAGATTGGATAAGGAACTCGTTTAAGTTTTTCTTGTAAAAACTCTGATTCATCTTTGTCCGCTTCAAGTAGTGCTCTACGAGAAGTTTGGTCAAGCATTTCTCTAAGTTGTGTAACAAGAACTTCTTTTTCCGCTGATGCTTCACTTCGTAAGGTGTCTCCATCTAAACTTGTTTCAGCACCTGGAATCGGGATAGCTCCATATTTACTTCTGATTATTCCAAGTAGTTCTTTTGTTAAAGCTAAACCATATTTTCTAATCCACTGTCTTCCCACATCATTAATATGTCCATAAGTCATATTATCATAAGGAACATTGGAAAAGTCGGAAATTACATCTGAACTTCCTGAGTGCTCTGTGATTAGAGCGTTATCCCTATCAGAACGAACTAAATAATTAAAGTGTAGTTTATATCCAGAGTCTGGTTTAGGGAAAATTCTTAATTTATTATTTCTTAATTGAAATGTATATGCTGATTTTCTGATTTGGTCGTTTAATTCAATCGCTTGTAATCTCAACATATCTGCGTAAACTGGCATCATTAAGAAAGATACTGCTGGTGAATAGTTACCAAACCCAAATTGGTCTAATAAATTCATTGTCCCAGCTCCAGTTCCTGCATAAGGGTCAAAATATCGTTGAACTGCTGGTGTTTCTTGGTAAAACACTTTCTTTAACTCTATTGCGTTTCCAGATTCAGATACATCTGCCCACATTGCGTTCAAATCGTAATCTTGTGAACCACTAACAACATCAATAGAACCCGATTTAATATCAACTAAACCACCAACACCCGCTTCTGTTCCGTAAGCTTGTGATAAAAATACACTTCTTCCTAAATTCGGGGTTACTCGTTTGTGAGTTAAACTTGACGCAGTTGATTGTCCTTGTAGAGAAAGTAAATTATCTCTAATATTGAATTGATTTACTTGTGCTGAATATTCAGTCACAGCTTCCTCTAAGCAAGCATAAAATTGTTTGTCTTGTAATTCCACATTCATTAGTGGATAACCTAATCTTTTTGAACACCAGTCTGCAAACTTTGGAGCTTCTGTTTGATAAGTTGAATCATCATCATAAGTTCCAAAAGGTGTGTTGCCACTAACTGCTGAACCTGAACCAGGCCATATTGGTTCTTGAGCCATATAATTTCTCCGTTAAATAGTTCTATAAATAAATATAAGAAGTTGAGAAAAACGATTATTATAACATACAAAAAACCCCCAGCGAACTGGGGGTTAATTGTTGGTTGTTAATTAAAAATTAACTACTCGACTTCTGTGTTGTTATTTATTACACTTTATCTACATCTGCAACAACAACTTTACCATAGAACTCACTTCTTACTAATTTCTTAGCATAACGAGTCATTACGCCTTTACGCGGTGTAAAGTTAGTTGGGTCATAAACAAGTGGTGTCATAATTAACGGTACATAAGGTGAATATACAGCACCTGTTTCTAAGAAGTTTGAACCTCTAAATCCAACAAGGATTTGATTTTCAGTCATATATGGGTTCTTGTATACATTGAATCTGTTGTTCAACATACCAACTTTTTGAACACCCATAGCGTAAGAACTATCTACAGCACCATCTGAAGTTGTAGCATATCCAGGAATACTTTCAAGGATAGTTGCAGTTTCAGGTGAGATTACTATAAAGTTAGCTCCTCCTCTTAGAGTTTTTTGGTG